CTCGAGGCAACGCTGACCGAATATTATCGCTAGTATCACCTCGAATACATTTCAAAAACAGATCAAACTTTGGATTATCACTCTCCCTAAATGAGCCTTGTTTCATAGGTGTATACAATCTCACTAGCGGAGAGATTAACTGAACATAATCTTTATCTGTTGACAGAATAATGGATTCAGTTGTCGATATTCTAGTGATGACTGAGATGATATCATCGGCTTCGCATCGAGGTGCTTTAAGACATAGTGCTGATGTGTAGTTTTTGAAGAAGTCAAACACCAGATTAGCGCCATTAACTATCTCATTGAAGTAGATGTCGATATCTCTATCAGAGCGCTTATAGTCTGGGTAAAGTTCCTTTCGCCATCCATTAGGACTATCCATCGCGATTATCAGACCAGTACACTTAAACATAGTCATATATTTCAGAATAACGTCAACAACTTCGATAAAAATAAACTTATCGATATCCTTTTCTTTCTGACGAACTGACGACGGTGTTTTAACTTTGCCGAATCTGGTTAAGAAGCATAAGTTGTTTAAATCAACCACAAGATTTGTAAACATATAGTTTTAATCCTGTGGTTCTGTATATAAATCTACGATCTGTTCCGCCACCTCTTCCGCCAGCGTTAGTAGTGCCAACTGAACACTAAATTGATCTGTTGAACCTGGCGTAATTCGTCTAATCTCAAGCAGCTTCTCAACAGATTCATCGTTAAAAGTGATAACTGGTGTTGCTTTCTGAAAATCGGCATCGAAGTCAAATCGAACCGAAGCGGTCTCAGCCTTAGACGTAAGAACGGATAAATCGTACTCAAGTTGTGTGATTTTTTGGTTAGCTTGATCGAGCTGTATACGAAGTTCGTCTGCTTCCTGACGGGCTTTCTCGTATGTTGATAATAAACAGAACATATGCTCTTCCTCTCGTTGTCTCTCTAGACTATTTAACAATATATTAGTTTAACGGAAAAACTGGAAGAAATCAAGCTAAATTCGGCCTATGATATAGTTCTATTTTTGAGCAAAAAAATCCCCTCGAAAGAGGGGATTTTTGAAGGATCCGTTAACTATTTGATTAGTTAATGAAGCCCAATTGGATGTTTGCGACTGACATGCGAGCATAGTAGTCTGCAGCATTGCCAAGAGACTTAGTAGGATCAATAGCTTTGTACAATCCGTAACGAGTGCGCATAGACAATACATAATCTGTAGTGTTAGCGTCGCGCATCGTGCCAGAAGAGCTCAATGGGATATAAGGACAGTAGATCAAACCAGAGTCGATTTCTGAACCTTTGTAACCCATTAGGATGCTATCAGTAGTCAAATATGGATCTACGTAAACTTTAACGTTGCCTGCGAAAGTACCGACGAACAAGCTAGAAACTAATTCTAAGTTGTTAACCGCTGGAACGAAAGTGCCGTTAGAAGCATTTTTCATACCAGTGAATACTTTTGGAGATACAACGATCCAAGTAGCACCTGATTTCTTAGTAGCTTGAGCGATGCCGGCGCTTAATGCTTCCATGGCGATATTAAGTGCAGCAAGACGCTCACCTGCATATCGACCGTCAGTATTAGCAAAGTCAAAAGACTCAATAATACCAGCTAAAGAATTCAACTCACCTAAAATCTCACGATCCATTTCACGTAAAATTTCATCACCAACAGAAGCAGACAATTCAGCTTCAATATCTAAACCATCATAAGAATTTAGATCATCAGCAGCTTCTAAAGAGTAAGTAGCGCTCAATTTGCGGCTCATTGTATCAACTGCATCAGTTGTTACCGCCAAGCTCATCGGTTTGCCTTTAGTAGACTCAAGTAACTGAGACTGGCTAAATGGATTTAAACCGTCAACCTGGTCGTAATCACCACCGTTAGCTAATTTTGAATACTTATCAAACACGTTACGGCCTGAAGCTTCAGTACCAGATGCAACAGTAATTGCACCACCAGCAGTAGCTTTAGTATCTTCAGCATAACGAGTGCGGATTGTGCGGACGATGCCGCGCGACGCTTGTAAAGGTTGAACACCTACCAAGTCCATCGCCAACAGGCTAGGCATAACACGGCGGATCATAGGCATGAACATCATGTCGTAACGAGAGATGTTACCAGTTGCAGTTGCAGTTGCACCAGCAGATTCAGCTACGATGATTTTGTTATGGGCATCAGTATCGGCCAAGTTTTCTTTGTGAGCGTTTTCCATCAAAGCGCCAACAATAGCCGCCTTTTTAGAATCCAAACCTTCTAAAAGAGCGCCTTTGTACTCGCCCCAGTTTTTCATTGCAGTCATATTGTATTAACTCCCAAATGACAAATTAAATTTAAATTTCATTTTAACACTCTTATTTACCAAAGGTGTTAAGTTTTTGTTTGTTTACTTACGGACGCCTGCAAAAGCAAGTGAACGTTGCAATTTGAGAGTCATTGGATCTACAGCTTCCTGCACAACTTCTGGCTCTTTTTCGATTTCAGCTGCAGTATTTTCAAGTACAACAGTACCCGCAACTTCAGCGTCTTGTTGGGTTGCCGATTCAGCAACATCGTGAGTTTCACCAGCAGATTCAGCTAAAAGGATATGTTTAACAGAATTAAACTTCTCTTCCAACTTATCAGTCGCAGCTGATTCAAGAATAGTTAAGGCAACTTCACGTTTTGAACCAGTGAAAGCTTCGAGCAATTCGTTGATTTTAGCTTGACGACGGAAACCTTCTAACTCACGATTAGCTTCTTCAAGTGCTTCAACTGCAGTAATATCAGATCCACCGAATAACTTCTCGTAAGCGCCTTTATAAGATTCGAAGATGCTCATAGCGAACTCAAATTTCTTCAGCGCCTGAATATCTTCAGAGATTGCTTCCATTTCTTCAGCAACAGCTTCAGCAACAGCAATCTGCATTTCTTCTTGATGTTTAGTATCGTATGCTTCTTTAAACATCTGAAGTTTTTCAGCGTACTGAACTTCAAGAGTGCGGGCATGATTGATTTCTTCAGCGATGGCTTGAATTTCTTCAGCGACAGCTTCCTCAACCATCTGTGTCATGGTTGTAGCTAATTCAGCCTTAGCTGTATTAAACTTCTGTGTATATTGCTCAGCAATTTCAGCTTCCTTAACTACAAGAGCAGCCTGGAATGATTCTTCAATCGCTTTCTGAGTATCTGCCGTCAAAAGACCGCTTTCAAATAACCCCTTCAGGTTCATATTTTAACTCCTAGAAAGTAAAATTTTTCTTAATTTACCTAGTATTTACAGGATGTGTAACTTATTTCTTCAACAATACATTCTGAATGAATTTATCCATTTCAGATTTAAAGTACATTTGGGCAGCTTGATCGTGAATAACAGCCTCAGACAAGTCAGATATAACAGCTCCCCGTCTATAATATTGCAACTGCTCTTCCAGTGTTTCGGGGAAAGCATTGCGGGCGGAAGGTGTTGCAACCGCGTCAACCGTAACCATTCTGAAATTAGTAACGCGACCAGTACTTTCATTAACTTGGCCTGACCCTCGAGTGGATACGCCCACTCTAACACCAGATTCGATAAGTGATTTTAGAATTTGACCTTTTGGATGTCCTACAATTACTTCAGCCTTGCCATAAGCTTTAGTACCTTCCATCCACATCTCAACAATCTTGTGAGATACATTTTCAAGTTTAATTTCAAGAGTTGAAGGATGATCCAATTCACCGAGAACGTATCGACCTTGTGACGCAGCCTCGTTAATACGCGCGACCTCAAGCTTCATCTCGTTTAGATCGTAGATACGCCCATTCTGATTGCGTTCTTCGGATTCGGCGAAGATACCCTTCATAAAGAGCTTCTTCTCCCCATTTGCCGATTCAATCAGCGGTTGAACTGAGTTAAACTTTTCTTCAAATAAAATCATTTTAATTTCCTTAAATTAACCCAAGCATGAGGATATGCTTGCTAATTTCATATTATTACCAACTTTGTCCTTGTTGGGGTTCTATTCCGTATTCGACTCCAAGATGTCCATCTCCATAAACCAAATTATCCCTAACTTGGAGTGACATCGATTTAATCTGATCCATTGGTATACCTTTCTCAAGAAGCTTCATTTCCTCATTTCGTGCAAGCATCTCGGCATCAAAGTTGAGATACTGCTGTAGGGCTAACTTCTTGGAAAGTTGAGTGATCTGTAAAGTTGAGTTAAAGATATTCAACGATGTCTGATTTAACTCCATCTGCTTATATTTAGCAAAACTATGACTTTCTTGAATTTTTAATTTAACATCAGATGGAATTACGATCTCACGACGCTTGCAGAACTCTACGAAATGCTCGCGAAGAGGTGCGATAAAGCGTTTTCTGTATCGATTAATCATACCGAGATATCGCATTTCGATAGCGTACATTTGGCCCACTCGCATATCAGAATACTGGGATTGATTATTTTCAGTGGTATCTAACATCGATTGAGGAATACGTAATCCTGCGGCAAGCTTCTTAGAGAACCAATCAATATCAGTTAACTCGCCGAGATTAGAACCACCTTGAAGCATTTCAACTCGTGATCCCTTACCGTTTGCTGATGTCGGAATGAATAAGTCCTCGCCAAGGCTCTGAGGATCATACTCAGTGATTAACTCTCCGCCCTTGGCAGCTTTGCGCTGATTCATCTTAATACGCATGCGTTCAATTGCTTGTTCGCGCTTTGGACCTTGAAGATTCCCAACGTCAATATAGAATACCCGACGTTCGGTAGATCGAGTTACACGATAAACAACAATCGAATCTTCCAAAAGCTTCATTGTCTTCCAAACACTATAGACTCGATCAACCAGGCTCTCTCCGAATGGTTTATCGCCAAGTTTAAAAATAACCAAGTCGTTAATAGAGATTGTCTCGTAATTCTCAGATTTAGCGCGACTAATGACAGTAAACGCGTTATTTGTCTTTGTTGCCTGGAAGGTTCGTCCGGTTCGATCGATCGTCTCAATCGAAGGGTCGTATAGATAATGAGTTACGACCTTTTCATCTTGTTCTGATAGGATATATCCAACAAATCTCTCTGAGGGGAGTTCAGATAGTGATCCATCGTTATTCTTTTTGTAGAATGTTGCACCATATCTTAAGGTTTTTCTAACACGATCGAAAAATTCGTCATTCATTCTGGTGCGTTCTTCCCAAACGGTCTTTGCGCCGCTAATAACGTCCATTGTGGTTTTCTTAATCTTAGATTCTTCGCCGAAATCAATATAGAAATGAGAATTATCGGAATCTGCTGCATTTGCTGATGAAATATCCTCAGCAATAATATCCAATGCGCGACTAATTTCAACAGAGCATGTATCTGCAGAATAGAAGTTCTTCAACTTCTGATATCTTGAACCATCGTTATTGATTACTTTATTGAACCAGCTCGTACTCATGACATGACTGGTTATGGTTGTGGGGTTATAGGATTCCTCAACCTTTGTTCCAATTGATACTGGATTCCATCTTGTTTCTGTCAGTGACATGGAAAGCCTCTATATAAGTAAATATTTCTGTTAACTATTTACTGGATGGGTTTGAAATGGCTTT